GGCTTCGCGCAACCTTTTGGCCAGTGCCAGCGGGTAGCGGCGGGGGGTTCCCCGCCGGGGGGCCCGGCGGCCTAGGGGGGGGCGCGGCAGCAGGTGATTGGGGTGAATGTGGCGGAGAAATCGGCGGCGCGGGATAAGTCAGGGCGCTTGGGCTTCCGCAATCTGCGTTCGCAGCTGTGGTGGCGGATGCGTGAGGCGCTCGACCCGGCCAACAATACGGGCATCACCCTGCCGCCGGATTCGCGCCTGCTGGCGGATTTGTGTGCACCGACTTGGAAGTTGTCCGGCGCGGAAATCTATGTGGCGAGCCGTGAAGAGATTGTGGCGAAAATCGGCCGCTCGCCGGACTATGCGAGTGCCTACTGCTTGGCGTTGTTGGATACACCGAAAATCGACAGCTTACGCGCGGTAGGCGGCGAACGGGAAAACGTGTTGAGGTACAACCCTTATGCTTGATGTGCGGATAGATGATGGCTTGCGCCATATGGATTGGATTGAGCGGCAGCTGGCGGAAACGCACCGCTCTGAAACGGAAGCGGCGTGGACGGATAAGGTCAGTCTGAACCGTGAGCTGTATCGGGCGGTAGCGGCGGCGGGTAATCTGCTGTTTGCCGGGGCGTTTGTTGATGGCGAGCTGGTGGGCTACTGCTCGGCGTTTATCTCCCGCCATCCGCATTATGACTGCCTGATGTGCCAGCACGATGCGCTGTTCCTGTTGCCTGAATATCGGGTGGGGATGGCCGGTTTGCGCTTGGTGCAGACGATTGAGCGGGAAGCGGCACGGCGTGGCGCGGCTTATGTGGCCTGGCATGCCAAGCCGGGCAGCAGTTTTGAAGGCATACTTGCGCGGCGTTGCCGCCGTGAGGATGTGGTCTATTTACGGCAACTAACGAAAGGATAGAGACGATGCCAGCAGCACCAGTAATCGCCGCTGTAGCAGCGGCAGTGGGAACAGGTTATTCGATTTACTCCGGCGAGCGTGCGGCGAAGAAACAAAGCCAAGCGCAAGCACAGGCGGAAAAGCAGGCGAAGGAGCAGGCTTTGCAAGCGGAGCGCGATTTCAATAAAGCCAACAGCAAGAAAGCCAATACGGCCGGCTTGCTGCAGGCGGCTCAACAGGACGGCGGCGGCGTAAGCAGCACCATGCTGACCGGTTCGGAAGGGATTGAAAACGACCAGCTGAAATTAGGTAAGCAAAACCTGTTGGGCAAAACCTCTCTCTTGGGGTAAAACATGGACACGAATTTACGCAAACGCATCCTAAAGCGGCACGCTGACCTGAAGAAGGAGCGAGCTTCTTGGGATGATCATTGGCGCGATATTTCCCGCCATCTGCTGCCGCGCTCCGGGCGTTTTTTGGCAGATGAGCGTAATCGCGGCGATAAGCGCTTCAATGAGATTTACGACAGCACCGGTACACAGTCGCTGCGTATCTTGGCGGCGGGGATGATGAGCGGCATGACTTCGCCGGCGCGGCCTTGGTTTAAGCTGGCGATTGAGGATGCCGACTTGATGCAGTATCAGCCGGTTAAGTTGTGGCTCGACCAAACGACCAAGCTGATGCACACCATTTTCCAACGTTCAAATACCTACCGTGTTTTGCATGCGATGTATGAGGAATTAGGGGCGTTCGGCACAGCGGCCGGCATCATCTTGCCGGATTTCGATGATGTGCTGCATCACTACCCGCTGACGGTGGGGGAGTATGCAGTGGCGACCAACTGGAAAGGCGGGGTGGATACGCTGTATCGTGAGTTCCAGAAGACGGTAGCGGAGACGGTGCGTGAATTTGGCTACGATAATTGCAGCCCATCCCTGCGCCGCCGCTATGATAATGCGAACTATGACGGCTGGGTAACCATCATCCATGCCATCGAGCCGCGCTTGGAGCGGGATGCTTCGCGCCGTGATGCGCTGAATATGCCGTGGCGTTCGGTGTATTTGGAAAAAGGGGCAGGTGAGAACGATATCCTGCGGGAAAGCGGCTTCAGGCGTTTCCCGGCGCTCTGTCCGCGTTGGACGGTATCGGGCGGGGATATTTACGGCCACAGCCCGGGCATGGAAGCATTGGGCGATATCAAGCAGCTGCAACACGAGCAACTGCGCAAGGCGCAGGGTATCGACTACAAGACTAATCCGCCGCTGCAAGTGCCGACCAGCCTGAAGTATCGGGATGTGGACAGGCTGCCGGGCGGGATTGTGTACAACGATACTGCCGGTTCGCAGGCAGGCATTCGCCCGCTGTATGAAGTGCAGCTGGATTTAAACCATCTGCTGCAGGATATTCAGGATGTGCGCGGGCGCATCCGCAGTACCTTCTATGCGGATTTATTCCTGATGTTGAGCAATCAGCAAAACCCGAACATGACGGCCACGGAGGTGGCGGAACGGCATGAGGAAAAACTGCTGATGTTGGGGCCGGTGCTGGAGCGCTTGCAGAACGAGCTGCTCGATCCGCTGATTGAAACCACCTTCGACTTTATGCAGGAAGCGCAGATGCTGCCGCCACCGCCGGAGGAATTGGATGGCGTGGATATTGATATCCAACTGGTATCGATGTTGGCGCAGGCGCAGCAGGCGGTAGCCACCAACAGCATCGACCGCTTCATTTCGACCGTGGGCGGCGTGGTGCAGTTCAAGCCGGAGGTGCTGGATAAGATCGATGCCGACCGGCTGACCGATGTGTACGCTTCAGCCTTGGGCGTAGATCAATCCATCATGTTGCCGGAAGAGCAGGTGCAGGCGGTACGCGAACAGCGGGCGCAACAGCAACAGCAGGCGCAGCAGATGGAGATGGCCGGCCAGGCCGCGGAGGCGATGCAGAAGGTGAGCCAGGCCGCCGGCAACCCGGATGTAACGGAGGCATTCAGCGGCTATGCTTAGACAAGGCGGGAATAAAGGGCGGCTTAGGCTGCCTTTTTTGTTGGGCTTGGGGTATGATGGGGAGTGTTGGATTATGTAAAGGAGATAAATTAATGAGCAAACGTATCCCTGCGCCGCTGAATGTGTTTCTAGCAATTACGGTTATCCATGCTTTAATCGCCATTGTCTATACCGTTATCGGCATCGCTCAACTGACAACCGGTGGGATAGAGTGGTTCATAGCGTTATTTCTGTCGCTGTTGTCGATTGTTGCCTCTGCTGTGCCGGTGTGGCTGCTCGGATATCGCTTTAAGCGTTCGTCGGTGCTGGCAACAATCCTCTTACTGGGGATAATTGCCGGTGTCGGTGGCTTGACCGGTAATGCGTTTAATATCACATGGGGGATTGGATGGGCGCTGTACTTGATGCTGTCTAAGGAAGTGAAACGGGTTTATTCGGATTAAGGTGGGTAGATGAATGATTCGATAGTGGTAATTATCGCCGTGGTGGTTATCTTCGTTATTCTGATTAGTCAGGCGTGGAGGCGAAGGCCTGTTCCATTGGATGTTCGGCCTTCGCCTGAAAGGATGGATCAGGCAGTAAATAAAATGCTGGTTGAGTTTTCTAATTCCCCTATTATTGATTTGATAGAATCACTTAATCTTATCGAGCAAAAATTTATTGTTCTAATTAGGACTCGACAATTCATTATGCCGAACGGAGCAATTGATTGGTACACCATGCTTGGGGTTTTAAAAACTCAAAACAGGATGGAGATGTTATGTACTATTGATATTTATGAGCAAGCAATGATTATAAGTATTCTTGCCGCTGATGACGAGGTATTGCGTAAATGGGGATTGTCCCGCGCAGGCTTTATCTCAGCAGTTACTGCTTTATGTGATTTTATGAAAAGTTCATTTTCAAGTGATTTTGAGTTTCTTTCATACAATGAATATTTGGGTGATGAAAAAAACAAGAGTTATCGGTTTAGTGATGAATATGTAGAGATTATGCGTAAATACTGTGTGCCGAAATAAAGAAAAAGTTAAGATGTTAAGTTTAAGAACGGACTGATATAAAGTCGGCGTGCTTTCTTCTTGCTTAATTCGATCTGATTTTCAGGCAACCTCAAGCAGCCTTCGGGCTGCTTTTGTTTTGCCTGATATTTTACTAAATTTTACAGTTACACTTGATTTTTCAGGACTTGTATTAGAGTGGCGGCAGACAGCTGGAGGGGTAATGAAACAGGAAGCGATGCAGTCGGATATTCGGGCGCTGATGAAGCTGCCGGCCGGACGGCGGGTGGTGTGGCGCTTGTTGGAGCAGGCCGGCGTGTGGCGTTCGGTATTCAACCCTGAGCCGTTGCGGATGGCATTTGCCGAAGGGCAGCGCAATCTCGGCTTGTGGCTGTTGGACTGGGTAATGCGTGAATGCCCGGATGAATACGATTTGATGATGAGGGAAACACGCGATGAGCGATGAGACTTTAATCACGGAAGCGGCGGCGGAAGAGGTAGCGCCGGAGCAAGCACAGGGGGCAGCGGAAACACAGCAGCCTGCCGAACCGGAACAGCAGGCCGCGACTGAGCAGCAGGAAAAGCCGGCGGTGCCGGAGCAGTATCAATTCACGGCGGCGGAAGGCAAAGAATACGATGCCGATGTGCTGAAGGAATATGAGGCGGCGGCGCGTGAAATCGGCTTGGATAACGATCAGGCCAACCTGATGCTGGGGCGGATGTCGGCCATGCTGGAGCAGCGCCACAGCGCACAGATGGAAGCTTTAAGTAACCAATGGGCGCAGCAATCGCGCACGGATGCGGAGTTCGGCGGCGACAAACTGAACGAAAACATGGCGGTGGCGAAGCGTGCCTTGCAGCAATACGGCTCGCCGGAATTGTCTGATTTACTCAATCAGTCCGGCTTGGGCAACCATCCGGCCTTTATCCGGATGTTCTACCGGGTTGGTTTGACCTTGATGGAAGACGGTATGGTCAATGGCAACAAGGGGGAGGCGCGTTCGGCGCAGAGTTTTTACAACGCAAGCAACATGAATCCTTAAAAGGGGTAAGCAATGGGTGTATTGAAAAGTAACAATCCAACTTTGGCCGATGTGGCCAGCCGCATGGATGACAAGGGGAATATCTCCGATATCATCGAAATGCTGACGGAAACCAATGAAATTCTGGAAGATGCCACGTGGATGGAAGCCAACGGCTTCACTGAGCATAAGACTACGGTGCGCAGCGGTTTGCCGCAGGGTACTTGGCGTATGCTGAACTACGGTGTGCAGCCGGAGAAATCAACCACGGTTACCATCAAAGACAGCATGGGGATGCTGGAAAGCTACGCGCTGACCGATAAGGCGCTGGCCGATTTGAACGGTAATTCGGCCGCTTGGCGCTTGAGTGAAGAGCGTGCTTTCGTAGAGGGTATGAACCAGAACTTGGCTAATACCTTGTTCTACGGCGACACCTCCGCCACGCCGCAACGCTTTACCGGATTGGCTCCGCGCTTCAATAGTAAGGCGGCAGAAAACGGCCAGAACATCATTGATGCCGGCGGCACCGGTAATGACCTGACTTCTATCTGGTTGTGCGTATGGGGCCCGAATACCCTGCACGGCATTTATCCGAAAGGCAGTAAAGCAGGTTTGGTTATCCGCGACTTAGGCGAAGATACGGTGAAAGATGCCGACGGCGGCGAGTATCAAGCCTACCGTACCCACTACAAATGGGATGCCGGCCTGACCCTGCGCGATTGGCGTTATGTGGTGCGCATTGCCAATATCAACTGGCAACAGCTGACCAAGGATGCCCAAGCCGGTGCCGACCTGATCGACCTGATGACCCAGGCCATCGAACTGTTGCCCAATGCCAATATGGGCCGTGCGGTGTTCTATGTAAACCGTAAAATCCGCAGCTTCCTGCGCCGCCAGATTGCCAATAAGGTGATGGGCTCAACCCTGACCATGGAACAGGTGGCCGGCAAGCATGTGGTGTCGTTTGATGGCATTCCGGTGAAACGAACTGATGCGCTGCTGTTGAGCGAAGCGCAGGTTAAATAAGGGGGTAACCATGATTATCGATAAATTCCTGCAACTGTCCGACCGCCAAACGGTGAACGCCACCGCCGCCTCCACGCACGAAGTGGATTTGGGGCAGCCGGCGCCGAACTTGGGCTTGAATAGCCAGCCTCTGTATGTGGTGATTACGGTGGCCGAAGCGGCTTCCGGTGCGGGCAAAATCAATTTTGCCTTGCAGCACAGCGCTACTTCCGGCAGCGGTTATACCGATGCGCTGAACGGCGTGGTGCCGGCTTCGGAACTGAAAGCCGGTGCTCAGGTGGTGTTGCCGATGCCGATTCAACATAAGCGCTTTATCCGCCTGAACTACACCGTGGACGGCGCGGTGGGAAACGGCAAATTCTCTGCGCAGATTGTGGCCGGACTACAGGCGAACACGCCGCCCGCCGACAGCCCGCGCATTGTGTAGGAGGTAATAATGGCACGCAAACAGACACCGGAACAGACACCGGACGAAGGCTTGCAGTTGGTGGTGGCGACCGCCGTCGGCTTCTATGGACAAATCCGACAGCGTGGCGAACGCTTCTATGTGGCCGCTGGGGAAACAGCCTTGTGGTTTGAGCCGGTAGCTGAAGATGAAGCAGAGCCGGGAGCTAAAGGCGAAGCAGAGTAAACCAACCGCCTGACCTGCCAAACCGGCCGGCAGGCGGGTTTTTTTTGTGTAGGTGATGAGGAACACCGGAAAGACTTGCGAAATTGCTTTTTTGCGCCTTGGGGCTA